ANGATGTTCTAATGGCGTTAGTATTTTATGGGATGCCTATACTCGCGGAAAATAATAAACCTCGCCTATTGTATTATTTAAGACGCAGAGGATATAGAGGTTTTAGCATGAACAGACCTGATAAGATATGGAACAAATTATCTGTAGCAGAAAAGGAAGTTGGTGGAATACCTAACTCTTCAGAAGATATAAAACAAGCCCATGCCGCAGCAATTGAAATGTACATACAAGATCACGTTGGCATGAGGCAAGATGGAACATTTGGAGATTTATATTTTAATGATTTATTAAACGATTGGAGCAAGTTTGATATAAATAAAAGAACAAAATTTGACGCCTCTATAAGTTCTGGTTTAGCTATAATGGCTAACAATAGGCATCTTTACGCTCCAAACGCAAAGGTTGAAAAACCTAAACTAAATATAAACGTTTCTAAGTATACTAATACTGGAAACAATTCACAAATAATCAAATAATAAATATGGCAGAGTCTGGCATGAAAAGTTATTTCCCGAGTCAAACAGTAAGCGATGCTGAAAAGCTTAGTTACGATTACGGTTTAAAAGTAGGTAAAGCTATAGAGCAAGAATGGTTTAATAACGATAGAGGTTCTAATAGATATAGAACTAATAATAATGATTTTCATAATTTAAGATTGTACGCAAGAGGCGAGCAATCTATACAAAAATATAAGGATGAGTTATCTATAAACGGTGATTTGTCCTATTTAAATTTAGACTGGAAGCCAGTACCTATTATTTCTAAGTTTGTAGATGTTGTTGTTAATGGTATTGCTGAAAGAACATACGATATAAAAGCTTATTCTCAAGATCCTTTTGGTATAGAAAAACGTACGCAATATATGGAGTCTATAATAAGAGACATGCAGACCAAAGATTTTAACGATACGGCTATGCAAAATCTTAACATGGATTTGTATGAAAATAAAAAAGAAGATCTACCTGAATCAGAAGAAGAGTTAGGGTTGCATATGCAATTAAGCTACAAGCAAGCGGTTGAACTGGCGGAAGAACAAGCTTTAAATGTTTTATTTGAAGGAAGTAATTACGAGTTAATAAAGAAAAGATTTTATTATGACTTAACCGTGCTAGGTATTGGAGCTGTTAAAACTTCTTTTAACACATCTGAAGGCGCTGTAATAGATTATGTTGATCCAGCTAATTTAGTTTATTCTTACACTGAGTCTCCTCACTTTGACGATATATATTATGTTGGCGAAGCAAAAACAATCCCTGTTAATGAGTTAGCAAAACAATTTCCTCATTTAACAGAAAGTGACCTTGAGGATATAATGAAAAACAAATCTAACAATAGGTCTAACTATAACTCAACACATACTTACGATAAAGAAGACAGTAATACAATTCAGGTTTTATACTTTAACTATAAAACTTATATGAATGAGGTTTATAAAGTAAAAGAAACTGGAAGTGGAGCTGATAAAGTTATACCTAAAGATGATACTTTTAATCCACCTAAAGATATGGAAGGTGGTTACGGTAGAATGATAAGATCTATAGAATGTCTTTATGATGGTGCTTTAATTTTAGGTACAAACAAGCTTCTTAAATGGGAAATGTCTAAAAACATGATGCGCCCTAAAAGCGATTTTACAAAAGTTAAAATGAGTTATGCTATTTGTGCACCAAGAATGTACAACGGTAAAATAGATTCGTTAGTAAAAAAAATAACTGGATTTGCAGATATGATTCAGTTAACACACTTGAAGCTTCAGCAAGTGCTATCAAGAATGGTTCCAGATGGTGTTTATCTTGATGCTGATGGTTTAGCTGAAGTTGATTTAGGTAATGGAACAAACTACAATCCACAAGAAGCTTTAAACATGTTTTTTCAAACAGGATCTGTTATAGGTAGATCGTTCACATCTGATGGTGATATGAATCCTGGTAAAATACCTATTCAAGAAATAACATCTGGTTCTGGTGGAAATAAAATGCAAGCCCTTATTGGTAATTACAATTACTATTTACAAATGATAAGAGATGTAACTGGGCTTAACGAAGCTAGAGACGGCAGTATGCCAGATAAAAATGCTTTAGTAGGCGTTCAAAAACTAGCGGCTGCAAATAGTAATACAGCAACAAGACATATACTACAATCAGGTTTATTTTTAACAGCAGAAGTTGCGGAGTGCTTGTCACTTAGAATATCTGATATTATAGAATACTCTCCAACTAAAGATGCTTTTATACAAGCTATAGGTACGCATAATGTTGCGACTTTAGAAGAAATGAAAAATTTGCATTTATATGATTTTGGTATATTTTTAGAACTAATGCCAGACGAAGAAGAGCAAGCAGTTTTAGAAAACAATATTCAAATGGCACTTCAACAGCAAACTATAGAGCTTGAAGATGCTATTGATCTTAGGGAAATACGCAACGTTAAATTAGCAAATCAACTTATTAAAATACGTAGAAAGAAAAAACAAGATAAAGATCAAATTCTGCAACAACAAAATATGCAGCAGCAAGCTCAGTTAAACCAACAGTCAGCGCAAGCAGCAGCTCAAGCAGAGGTTCAAAAAAACCAAGCTTTAGTCCAAAGCCAAGTTCAACTAGAACAAATAAAAGCAGAAATAGAATCTAAAAAAATGCTACAAGAGGTTGAAATGAAAAAAGAATTAATGGCTATGGAGTTTCAATACAATATGGAGTTGAAAGGTATTGAGGTTGAAGGTGCAAGAGGCAGGGAAAAACAAAAAGAAGATCGAAAAGATCAAAGAACAAAAATTCAAGCGTCTCAACAAAGTGAGATGATTGACCAAAGAAATAGTGGTAAACCACCTAAAAACTTTGAGTCCTCAGGTAATGATATACTAGATGGGTCAATTGATTTAAGTAGTTTTAGCCCTAGTTAAAATTATTAATTATTATTATATTATATTATGGAAGAAAAATTAGAAGAAGTAGTTGAAGAAACTACACAACAAACCCAACAAGACCCAGGTGATGAAAACGTGGTAAAAGTTGATGAAAGTAAATTTGAGTCTGCTGGAGATAATGATGTTATCAAAGTAGATTTAAGTAAACCTCCAATACCAAAAGAAGAAAATGAAACTAAAGAAGATAACGCTGACGACAGCGGAGTGGTTGCAGAGTCTGAAAATGCCGACACCACAGAAAAACAAGAAGAAGTACAACCGGAAGAAGAAGCACAAGAAACTCCAGTATTAGAAGAAATAACTGAAGAAGAAACTCCTGATGTTGAAGAAATAGCTGAAGAAGCTAGTGAAGCTCTTAAAGAATCAATGCAGACCGGTGAACCATTACCAGATAATATCCAAAAGTTAATGGACTTTATGGAGGAGACTGGTGGAGATTTAAATGATTATGTAAAGCTTAATCAAGACTACAGCAAACTAGATAACCAAGATTTGCTACATGAGTATTACAAGCAAACAAAACCTCATTTAAATAACGAAGAAATTAACTTCCTAATGGAAGATCAATTCTCTTTCGACGAAGAAGTTGATGAGGATAGAGATATAAAAAGAAAAAAATTAGCGTTAAAAGAGCAAGTTGCCAACGCTAAAAGCCACTTAGACGGGCAAAAGTCTAAATACTATGATGAAATCAAAGCTGGTTCAAAACTTACGGGTGAACAACAAAAAGCTGTAGATTTCTTTAATAGGTACAACAAGGAGTCAGAAGCAACTCAAAAAACAGTTAAAACAAACTCTGATATTTTTACACAAAAAACAAATAATGTTTTTAATGACAAGTTCAAAGGTTTTGAATATAATGTTGGTGATAAAAAATACAGGTTTAATGTAAACAATGCTGAAGAGGTTAAAAACACTCAGAGCGATTTAAACAATTTTACCAAAAAGTTTTTGGATAANAATTCTGCTTTAACAGACGCTAAGGGTTATCATAAATCTCTATATACAGCAATGAATGCAGACGCTGTTGCAAAACACTTTTACGACCAAGGCAAGGCTGATGCTATGAAAAATAGTATTGCTAAAGCCAAGAATGTTAATATGGATCCAAGACAAAGTCATGGAACAATTGAAGCAGGTGGTTTAAAGTTTAAAGTGTTGGGACAAGATTCTTCTGATTTTAAGTTTAAAATTAAAAACAAAAATAAATAATTAAAATTTAAAATTACAAATTATGGCAATTACAGGAGGAAGTTTGTTGAATAAAGTGCCATCGGCACAACAACAAACATTAAGCTCAAATTACATTGACTTCGCAGGAGGTTCAACTGGATGGGAGCAACAATATTTACCAGATCTTATGGAAAAAGAGGCTGAAGTTTTTGGAAACAGAACTATATCAGGATTTCTTTCACAAGTAGGAGCTGAAGAGGCAATGACAGCTGATCAAGTTGTATGGTCTGAACAATCAAGATTACATTTATCTTACGTAGGTACAGTAGCTACAGCGGATGATACTAACGGTACATTTACAGTTGTAACTGATATCGATGGTTCTGCTGATGGTGAAAATGGATTCGCTGTAGCATCTCACGGTGTTAGAGTAAATGATGTCGTACTTATTGCTACGGCTGGTATCGTTACTAAAGCTTTAGTAGTAGAAACTCCAGCTACAGCTGTTATTACAGTTGAACCTTATGACAAAGCTACTTTAGCTGGTCACGCAACAACTGCTAGTGGATCTGTACTATTAGTTGTAGGTTCTGAATATGGTAAAGGAGCTGCTTATGCTTCTATTACTGGTGCGGCTGAAGCTACTAAGAGAACAGCTTTAACGCCAACTTTCAAATCTTACAGCAACAAACCAATCATAATGAAGGATTACTATGAGATCTCTGGATCTGATGCTTCTCAAATTGGTTGGGTTGAAGTTTCTGGTGAAGAAGGTCAAAGCGGTTACTTGTGGTACTTAAAAGCTGAAGGTGATACTAGAGCTAGATTTACTGATTACTTAGAGATGAGTATGTTAGAAGCCGAGAAAACAGTTGCTGCATCTATTATTGGTTTCAACGGAAGTATCGTTCGTGATGGTACTGATGCTGGTGCTAATGGAGCTGGTACTGAAGGTTTATTTGCTGCTATTGAGTCTAGAGGTAATGTTACTTCTGGAGTTACTGGTGTTAACGCTGCAACTGATTTAGCTGAATTTGACGCTATCTTAGCTGAGTTTGATAAGCAAGGCGCTATTGAAGAAAACATGATGTTTGTAAACAGAGCTACTTCGTTAGCAATGGATGACATGTTAGCTTCTATGA